CCGGACTGCGGCCAAGGCCGTCAGCTTCGGTATCATCTACGGATCCGGTGCCGGAGGCCTGTCCGTCACGATGCGGACATCGAGCACCAAGGCGCAGAAGTACATCGACTTCTGGTCCGAGCGCTACAGCAGCGCGTTCGAGTACCGGAACGTGATGATGGAGCAGGCCGCCAAGACGCGATACATCCGGTGCGTCGACGGCGGCACCATCCACATGGGCAAGAACCCCGACCTGCCGAAGGCCGCAAACTACCCAGTGCAGCGCGCAGCTTTGTCGGTCATGGCCCGCGCCATCTCCCGGCATAAGCAGACGCTGGACGCGCAGCGTCGGGCTAGACAGCAGCGGCAGACACTGATACTTTCCACGATCCACGACGCGTTGATTGACGAGGCTGCGGCCACCGACGCGCAGGAATGCCTTCGGCTTATGCAGGAGGATATGACCGCCGGTTACCTTGACCTATTCCCCGGAGCCCCGGCGGACGGACTGGTTGAGGGAGGCATTGGTGATAACTGGGGCTCATTAAATTAGAGGAGACCACTATGTTCAACGCACAGATCAAACTAAATCTGAAGGAGCTGACGGAGCGGGTTGACCTTATGGAGCGACGGCTCCGCAAGTTGTACGAAGACGTGGCCATGCGGAAGAACCCGTCGAATGTCCCAGAGCCGGCGGTTGTTCGCCGCACCCCCCGGCGGGGTTCATCCCACAGCAAACGCTATTTAGTTCGCCTGCCAGCCGGCGGCATCGATATCGAGGCCAGCCTCAAGGCGATCAACCGCACTATCTACGAGATCATGGAAGGCATCTGGCCAAAGGACAGCGCGGAGAGCCGGATAGACCTCGCCGTTCGCCGCGCAACTCCGGGACAGGGCGGCCTGATGAGCCGGAAGGCTTGGTTGAGGGCCAACTCCGAGCAGTTGGACCTGTTCCGATGATTCGCACCGACGAGTTCGACGCCGCCTGCGCCGACGTAACCCAGCGGCGCGAGGCAAACTATGGCCACCCCCTCGATAACTTTTCGCGGGGGCAGGCCATCATGGACGTGGTTGCCGAGTGCCCGCACCCTGCGGTGCGGTGCGCCCTCACGCTGATAGCAATCAAGATGGCGCGGCTAATCGCTACGCCGGACCATCTCGACAGCGCCATAGATATCGCCGGCTATGCGCGCACCATTGTCATGGCGCTAGACGAGGAAGATAGGAGGAAGCACGATGGCTAAATCGGCAGCCGAGAGGCAGAAGGAATACGAGAGGCGCAAGATCGAGGCCGGCTTTAAGCGGGTTCCGGTCTGGGTTCCGGCCGACAAGGTCGAAGAGCTGCGCGCGTTCGCGGAGACTTTGCAAAAATAATTTAGATGGGGGATTGTCAGGAGCTGACAATCCCCCATATACTGGGGGAACCAACCAAGGAGACCTCAGATGTTTACCGAAGCCAACACCGCACTCGACTTCATCCTCGCCGGCAAGGCCCGCTTCACCCTGACCAGCAAGGTCAGCGGCAAGTCGTTCACCTTCAAGGTGGACGCGCCGAAGAACCGCCAGACCGGCCGCAGCATCCTCTTCGTTAAGGTGCTGAACGGACCCAACAACGCGTGGGACGGCGACTGGCTGTTCCTCGGCTTTATCCACCCGGACAATTCGTTCCGTCTCGCCAGCGGCAAGAAGGGCCACCCGGAAGCGCCGTCGTTCCTCGTGATGGACTGGACCCTCAACCAGCTCTTCGAGGGCAAGATCCCCGAGACGCTGGAGATCCGGCACGAAGGCCGATGCGGCCGCTGCGGCCGCGCCCTGACCCGGCCGGAAAGCATTGACAGCGGCTTCGGTCCTGAGTGTATAACGAATCTTGTTTAGCGCGACCGGATGCGCGGAGCCTCCCCTCCGAACCGGCAACTGGGCAGCCCTTACCGGGCTGCCCTTTTTCTTTTCCACGTCAGGAAGTCCGCGCCCTCCTCCAGATCGGCGAACGCGCTGATCCTTCTGACGGCGTTCTTCTCCCCGGGGTCGATCACGAATAGGACGGTGGCACCGTGCTCGTCGCGGTGGAAGTTATGCCGGGTCGCATATTCGTCGATCCATTTGTAGCCGCGCGCCCGCCCCATCCATACGACACGGCCGTTGTCTAGCTCTTCGTGGGTCAAGGCCCATGTGTGGTGGTGTCCGGCGACGTAGATGTCGGCGTCCTCGTCCCACAGGGCTGCGCGCTTCTGCCCCTGCAAGCGGTTATAGATCGAGCTTCCCTTGTGGTTATGAGCAGCGTCCACCTTGACCTCGCCGCCGCTGGGGAACCTCAGCTTGAACTTGGCGCGCCAGTCGACCATCGGTATCTGCGCCACGTTCTCGGACTTCAAGAATGTGGAGAACTCCCCGTGCATCGTGTCATGGTTGCCGTGCAGCCAGACCACCCACGGCATGCCGGCGTCACGCAGGAACCACCGAGCCAGCTTGCGTTCTGTCGGCTTGCTGATATCGTCTTCAGCGTAGAGGTAGATCATACGACCCCAGTTGTCGGCGGTGTCCCCTATGTTCACCGCCATCATGCCCTCGGTCTTCGACATAATGTCGATGTCGCGCCGCAGCAGCGGGATGTTGCAGTGGGTTCCGAGGTGCGGATCTCCGACGACGGCCAGCCCGACCGGGCCGGGAATTTTTATTGTGACATCGAACCACGTCTTCGCATCTTCGTTCGACAGCCTTTTCTCGAACTTGCGGGACAAATGATCGAGCATGTCTTCGACAGGTATATCGTCTTCCGGGAACACGGGCAGGTCGAAAGTCTGCTCAGGGGCCTTCCCAGTATCTTTGTCGGGCCACCGAACTGGTCTGTATGCCCTCTCTGCCGCAGCAAGTTTGGAGGACTGGCTTCCCTGAGCAACGCCTAATTCATTACAAGCAGCACGCAAAGCGCCTATGCCCCCGCCGGTTGACCCGGGTGCAGGGTACCCTTCCCGCAACTTCTTCTCTACCGTTTCAATGAATATGCGAGCTGACTTCGGGTCGATCCCAGGATTAGACATTGCGCATCCTGTTTATTAGGCGGCCGCTGCGAGCGGGCAACTGCCGCGCCCACAGGCTGTCCTGCATTTCGTCCGCCGCCGCGCTGAAGTTAAAGCTCTCCACCGCTCGCTTCATCTTTGCGAATTTCGACAGCCGAACCCGGCCGAGATTGAACGCCATATTCGCTAGGACTAGCTGCGCCTCGTCGGGCAGCTCGTTTAAATTTGAAAAAGTCCAGTAGGCGTCCGCGAGCGCAATCGACAGGTCGCGCTCCAGCAACTCGTCGCTGCGTCCCTGCGTGATGGGGGCCCCGACCGGCCAGTCATATTCCGGGTCGGCCGGCACCAGCTTATGTCCCACGCCAACCGTTTTGTAACCTGCCGGGCAGAGGTAGACCTGCAGCAGCTCGCCTTCTTCAGCCTTTATTTCACTGATCAGGTCGGCTGTATTCATCGTCCCTGCCCACGGTACTTCTTGAACGTCGCTGATTTGTGCTTCGGTTTAGACCGAACGCTGCTTCCGATAGAGGTGCGCTTCTTTACCGGCAGCGGCTTCCACGCGACCGATCCAATGCTCTTTGATTTCGTGGCCATTATTTCGTCAACCCTTTCTGCTTCTCGTATGTGCGGAGCCCGCCGATGCCGAGTAGCGCGCCGAGAATGTACAAGAGAGCGTCCATGTCGAATGCCGGGACCGGTAGGTGGAAGCCCCACAAAGCGCCAGCCCACTGCACGACCGGCGCAATAATGAAGTGGAAGAACATTGCCAGCGAGCAGCACCACCCCACGCTGGGACGCCAGCCGCTGACCCACAGCGAGCGATTGCCCGCTTCGACCTTGTTGATCTCCAACTGCCCAAGCTGCCCCTTCATCGCGGCGTCGGCCAGCGTCTGCTCCAGTTCAGCCTTCGCCTTTGCGGCGGCGTTATTATCCGGGACAACCTTGTCGATGACGTCTCCGACAATCGGCAGGATTGCGCTTAGTATCGGTATCATCGCTTCAGCACCGCGAGCTTGAACGGGCTATCGATGATGCGGAGGACTTCAATCAGTCTGTCCATCGTCCGCGCAGACCCTTGATTGTTTCGGTTTCCCATATACGCAAGGCCAGCCACACGATTGTGAAGATGCCCGCGACAGGGCTGACCCAGTCGAAGAAGGTCAGCGCTCCGATAGCAGCAGCGCTAACGTCAGCAGCTTGTTTCACTTCTTCGGTCATCATCGTATTCCTTACACAGAGAGTTCTGGCCAGTCGTTACGCCGACCATAATGAACTGCGATTTGAGTGTGATCGTCTTCAGCCACGTTACCCCCCTGTCGATGGGAAAAAACATTGCAACGCGCCGCCCCAAACGCACGCAAACGATTGAACTTCCTTGCTCGGATAAACGCCAACATCACCATCCATCAGCATCGTCGCTGTCGGAATGTGCAGCCAGCCGCCGTTGATGCGAATAATCTCGTCAGCCTTCGGCGGGCGGCAATGCTCGGTTCCGCAGCAATGCTGCCCCTCTGCCGTGACATACGCCGGGTTCGCCGGTATCCATTCGCCGGGACCAACGTGCGGCGTCGATTGTTGCGCTATCGCAGGAGCGGCCAGCATGGAAAGGATGATTGCGATGGCGCGCATCATCGTGCCTTGGCAGGAGTTGCGCCGTAGGAGGGGACTTCCGCGAAAGCGGCGTAGATGTATGTGTAGCCACCCGAATTTTGATGGGAGTGGTTTTGACGGTGCTTAAAACCGTTCGACAAAAAGTCTATCGGGTAAGCGGTAATCGTCGCTTCGGAGTTTGTTGTATTCGGCTGCAAAACCGCACCGATTACGTTGTATGGTCCGCGTTGATTGTCCCAAATAAGCCAGTTGCCGGTGCCGCCTGTGGCGACTTTGACCATCACGAATGCGGGTTTAAATCCACAATAAATGAACGCGCCATCGGCACTTGAAACACCGTTATAAAAACCGAACTTGGAATAGTTGCGGACTTCTGCGGCGCAAATGGCGACGTAAGTGGACGCAGAAGCATTAACGTTGTTGATACTCGATCCGCCTTGCTTTAGACGAAATGTCGATGATCCAAACGTATCAGCATATCCGGCCCCAAACGTTACCGTTTGTGCATCAGTAGTATTGAGTTCAAGTCCATAGGTGCCACTAATGCCCCCCGTAAGCCCGGCATGATGGACGGTCCATTGTCCGGTGCTGCTTCTACGCTTAATAATGACCATGCTTGGCGTAGTACCAACAAGACCATGACCAATCGTTGCGCCGTCAACCCCGTCGCCGGTCCAAGTGACGACGCTAAAGCCCGCCGTCGTATTCGCGCTGACAGACGAAGTGATCGTGCCGTCAGTGTTGCTGACACCAGCGCCGCCCGCTTTCCATTGCCAGCCAACATAGGTAGCAGAGTTGGTGTTCACTTGGGCCAGCGTGTTGACGGTGAAGCCGTCGCTATCAAACGACGTTAGGCCAGCATCAGACGTTGCTTCCGCGTCAATCGTGTTGCTTTCAAGACGAGCTTGCGCCCCACGGAGTACGTCATAGAGAGCGTGATCTGTCGCAGCACTACGCGACTTTGCCCATACAAGCCCCGGCGTGAACGTGCTATTGCCTGATTGATTAACCTCAAGCGATGAACCTGTGCCGGTGTAGAGTGAAGTCTGGAAATGCGCCGAGCCATCTTCAATCGCGGGCGGATCGGCGGCGTAGATGTTCGCGGAGTTGAGCGCGACCGCACCGGTCGGCAGTGTTGTCGCCGCGAAGTCGGTTGCTCCGAAGTTGAATGTAATGGTCCCATCGGCAGCCGTGCTTGAACATGGGAAATACATTCCCGTAAGGCCGCTGAATGCAAAGCCCGTTCCCGCGTCAGGATCGCCGCTATTATACCAAGTGATCGTGCCGCCGCTGATCGTGCCCCAATAGATTTTCCCGTCTTTAACAAGATTAGCAATCGTCACATTGTTAAAGGCTGAGCCATAAGCCGAGTTGGTTCCGTTATTGTATTTGTTGCCGTTGCCGGGATAGATGCCATATCCGTTGGCGTATGCACTTACGCTATTCCCTCCGGTGAGAGTAGCGCCTTGATTTATTAGTCCGATAAAAGTCGAACTGAACGACCAACTTGCGATAGCGGTTTCCCAATAAACGCACGTCATCACGTCAACGTCGAAGCCCATCGTTGCGCGAGCAACCATCGTCGTAGAGCCTGGAGCTACTTTTAGGCCACCGCTTTGAACGTTCCAGGTTCCCGCGTTGTCGCGGTCGATAGGTGAGATAATCGGATAGATCGTCGTCGGCGTGTCAGAAGTATCGGTCGGCGTGTTAACTGGCGTCCAGTCGTTGCCTTTGCCCGACTGATCATCGCCGGTCGCGTCGTTAATATAGAACCCGTTGGTGCCGTAGCCGGTCTTTGGCCCGTAGTTCGCCAAGACCATCGTGAAGTTGTCGGTCCCGGCAGAAGGGGTTGTCGTTACAGTTACGTTGCCCGCGCTTACATTCGTTGCTGACGCGCTGCTACCCATGA